GGAGCCGGGCGATGCATAGGGGGGGTGTTAATTTGCTAGGCCCCCCCTTATCGAAGTTAACCTCTCTTGTTAAAATTTTTGGCCAAGTTTGAAAAGTTTACAAATTTTCTAAATAATTTTTTGAAACTTTCCTGTGCATTCCTGACACATTCTCGGAAACAATTTGATTAATTGCATTGTCGATAGCCAGAGCCTGGTCGGGTTCGGACAAATCATTTGAATTATTTGTAGTTCGAGCCAGGAGTCCAGGCGTATCATAACCAAGACGCGTATCAAATGCTAACCATTCATTCCATTGTTCGAATGGATCGAATGGATTGTCTACTGTTGTTAGCATGTACTGTGTTGGATAGTCAGCATCAGTACTCATGATTACATCTCATTGATAGCAGCACTGATAGTAGACTGTGATACACCCAACTGCTGTGCTACTTCTGCTTGTGTGTATCCACTATCCAACATAACCCTAGCACGACTACGTTCAGTAGTAGTCAGCTTAGCTTGTGTCTTAGGTTGTGCTAGCTTCTTGACTGTCTCCATGTCACTGTGTCTAAGTACTTCTTCCAACATGTTATGGCTGATAGCACCTGATTGTATTGCATTCCATTCGGACTGCGTTAGTACAATCTGCTGCTTCTTTGCGCCTGTTCTAATCCTTGCTTCAGTCAATGCTTGGTTCTTGATCTTCTTGACGTCGGCTTCTTCCATACCCGGATTAGCCTGGCGGCGTTGAGAAACCTGGGCGGCTGCTAAAGCCTGGGCTTGTCTTTCAAGGGGCGCGTTCTTTTTGGCCAGGTTAATCTTTGCTTTGAGACCGGCCACTTCATTTGAGTAGGTCTTTGCAGCAGACGGGGATCTTTGAATAGGCTTAGTTTGTAGAGCGGTCTTCCTTGCCGCATTGGCCAATCCTTTAAGCTTATTCGAATAGTCTGCATAGATCAACTCCATAGGCGTACCACGATCAGATACTAGCTTTGTAGCATCCTCTGCCAACGCCAATCTCTTAGTCGTTGTTTGTGCAGGCTTCGTTCTTCCTGTAGAAACATAGGTCACTTTTCCAGTGGTGGGGTCTTTTGTACGAACGCGTTCTTGAATCTGGCGCCCGGTTTCAACAAAGACTTTCTTACCCGTAACTGGATCTACTGGCCCACCTTGTGATGCTTTCCTGAGAACACGTTCTGGAACACGTACTTCTGCACCAGCTCGAGATAGAAGTGTAGATGCGCCACCAGGACGTTTACCTGACGCTTTTGCCTGATACTTTGCTTTCAACTGCGCAATACCGTTATCTCGTTCAGATGCTTTGAAATCAAGCGCATGTTTCTCTGAATCGATGACAACCATTGAATGACGAACAGCACGAGCCAATTCTTCTGGACCAGCACCATGAATCGTCATATCAGTAATCAAGTTCGAGATCTTACCCATTTCCTGTTGTTTACGTACAGGAATTGGATGATCGCCGTTCTTGAATTCAGTCTTGCGAGTCTTGGCATTGTAGACTCCACCATCAATCGTACGCATTCCATCATGTGGACCATACGAATGATGTGGATCGAATCCTTTCAATCCTTCAAGAGCCGGTGTACTTTTAACAGTTCCCTTCTTATTAGGAATGAGAATGACTGTGTCACCGTCAAAGTCAGCACCAGACAAACGTTCAGCAACTGAATGATGAATACCGATTGCATCCTTGGCATGTGAACCCAACAGCTTACGAGCTTCCGGATTACGGTTGTTTACAGTAAGCTGGGGGATTTCAAACGTGCCACCATGTGGATACCTGACCAATGCGACACGATCACCATTCCTCAAGTTTGGCGCATGTACTTCACCAGGTTTCATCGAACTGATCGGCAACAGTACCTTTGTCGCTTGGCCTGGTATAGCAGCTGCTCGAAGATGAACTGCGGCTGAATCAGTTTCATCGGCAAACGTTTCAAGCAATTTCTTACGCACAGTCGGATTAGTAAGTTTTTGGATTTCTTGAAAATCCTTAATCCTACGTTCCGAAGTAAGATCCAATTGTGACTTGGCAAACTTGGGCGATTGCTTTGACAGCATCTGAGATGCCAAAGTCTTCGACCATGTATCCCAAGAACCTTCAACACCAGATCCTTCTTTGGTAGGACTTCCAACAATGTTGAGTGCAGAAATCACTTTACCATCAGGACCATGAATTTGGCGAACGATCGAACCGAATGGCAGAATAGGATCAGTAGACAATTCCTTCATAGCGTCTTTCTTACGACCAGTATTCGACTTGTTAGTGTTGAATACCAGATCGACGCCTTTTGGAAGATCGTCTTTGTAAAGCGCCATACCTTTCAGATAATGCGTTCCGTCAACTGCAATACGAACCTGACCATAATTGGATCCACCAAGTGACAGATCTTTTACGCCAGGACGAACGTAGATAACGCCATCTGCTTTGCCACCACCATCTTCAGCATAATTAACGCCAATTCGCCTAGAACTGACTTGAATCGGTTCACCAGTCTTGAGGTACGAACGACCATAATCTTCTGAATAATCATTGATCAGTTGAATCTGATCACGATTACGCTGAACTTCACTCAAGGTTGTTCCAGGAAGAGCAAGAACTTTACGAGTTGTGTATTTGCCAGTACCCAATTGAAGGTTCTGAATGTTATGAACTTCATAGCCTTGTTCTTGCAGGACTGCAACGGCCGTCTTGAATCGTGACTCAGTGATGCCAAGTTGACTTTCATTACCTGAACCAATGTCAACCATCTTCTTCTGATCGACTTGGTCCTTGATCATCTTGGCTGTGGTTTGTAGAGCATCAGCATTGTCAGCTGCACCTGGAGCAAGCAACGCACGAACTGAGGATTCGCCAGCCAAACCCATACGTTGTGCGATCTTGCCATTTGAAAGACCCTTTTCCTTCAAACGTTGAGCCATAAGAATCTGTTCTTGCTTTTGAGCAGCAAGAGCAATTGATCTAGCAGCACGAAGCTGAGTAGTGGTGATTCCACAACCACGAGCAATCTCAGTATCAGACATTCCTTGGCTTCTGAGATTCTCGGTGTAATCAAGAAAGCTACGATGACGTGTAGATTCTGAATTACCTGATCCCCAAGGATAGCGGCCAGACCTTCTGAGAATGCCGTAATGCGCTAGATGATCTTCATGTGTAACGATCACGACTCCTCCTCTAGTCTTAGCTGCCTGATCTGTTGATCGAATTCTTGAATCTTTTCCATAATGAATGAAATATCCTCTGGATCAGCATCATAAACGATTACTTCATCAGCTTGATAGATACGTAGCTCTATACTGATCTTGAATGGATCGACATCGTATTCAAGACAGAACAATGCTGCATAGATTTCAAGTTGATGAACTGAACCTGGAATCACACCAGTTTTCAAATCAAAGATTCTTAGAGTTCTATAACGAAACGCAATAGCATCGCATGTACCAAAGCAGTTTTCAGAATAAAAGAGAATTTGCTCACAAGTCATCTTGTAGTGAATGCAATCATTGATATACATTCCCAACGTTCCAACATGACTTGAAAGACGGCCTTGCTGAATTTCGTTTTGAGCATAAGCATGCATGGCAATGCCATAATCTGCAGCCTGTGCTGCAGTCCATCTTTCAGCTAAGCGATTAGGCGTGTAGTTGACCCAATGATACTGACTTGGACTTAGAAACGCGTGTTCGCCTTGGAGGTTCAAATGCTTGTTGAAGCGCAATCAAAACCTCCTCTTCATTCTCTGGATAGATGTAGGCTGCAAACGACATCTCATTTAATTGCCTAACAAAATAATCTTGATTAGGACGAGTTCCGGAATCAGCTGATCGCTTAACTTCAAGAGAAGCCCACTTATCATGATAAAGCAAAGTAAGGTCAAGAATGCCTTGCTGATAAGCTGAATCATTCTTGAGAATCACACATCCTGGAAACAAGCGTTCAAGCTTTCTAATGAGCTTGGCTTGGTATTGGTTTTCGGTCACATCACACTACCTCGCAGGTCGAATAAAAAAGAGGTATTCTATCCCCTTCCGTTATAATCTGCGAATACGATGCTAGTTAATAACTATTCTATATAGATCGAAAATCTTTGATGTGTGGGCCATACTGGTAGATCGTTTTGTATTCCGTAAACAACATCTTTTTCCAACAAACCGAAGCGTCTTGCACACTCAAACGATCCATGAAATATCTCTTCAGTCTTCGCATCAATTATTGGTACATCTAATCTGTCAGGATACTGAAAAACGAACTGTCTGTGATACTGCAGCGCAAACCAACGTGGTCGCCATCTGAGATTCACTACACGATTGTTGAATCGATTTCCATCTAAGTTGATCGGAGTGTCGTACGGTTCTGTATGACGTGGCATGAAGGCCTTGGCAACTAACAACGGCACCGATCTGTGATGCTGTTTTCCATCACGAACCATTCCAACTTGAACGAGTCCCGATTGATTTTGGGTCAAAACCATAATTCGATCGTATCGATCCGATTTTATACGTCCAAAAGTGCTTACGCTGTATCCAGGAAACGAATCTATCGATTTCCACTCCTCAATCATAGAATTTCTCCATTTTTTTAAACCAGCACTCGGGCAAGACACAGCCTTGCGGCGCTAAAAAGTGCCATTTGAACTTGCCAAGATTTTTTGCGAAAACTTTTATATATTGTACATTACTAATATCTATTTATTTTTTTCGTGCGATCAATAAGGGATTAAGAGCATATATGACCATATATAAAAAAGTTTTGACGAAAAATCTTGGCAAGCTTTTTCTTGTATTTGCAGGGGTTTTGTGTGGCCATTTTTGAAAAGACCGTCGCTAATAACTAAAAATAGGCGTTTTTTAGCCGTTTCTAATAACTATTTTAGCCCCTTTTTAGCATGTCGTCGAGCACTCCATCTGAGGGCTGAAAATTGCGTTTTGACTTCAAAGATCGAAAAATGGCCAAATCTATGGCCGTTTTTGACCGTAGGACATAGTAGTACAAATCGGTGTACGGAGTGTTCATCCGATCTATCCTTCCATGCGCCTGTTCCCACTGCTTATACGAGTATGTAAGGCTGTAAAACAGCATGGAATCGGTCTCAGTGCAGTTCCAGGACTCACTCCCGGCTGCATACTGGACCAAATACACCCATTTGTCGCCCTCAGGCAGTGGTTCGTGCTTGTGTCCGTTGTACTCAGCCACCTCTATGAGCTCTTCTAAGGCCCGTAGAGCGTTCAATTCGTAGTTGAAGTTGTAGAACACTATGAGACGATCGTGATGGCTTAGACGCTCCGTAACAGCCTCTAGACGCGACTTGTCACTGTTGACCACACGTCGCATGACCATGAACAACTCGGTTATGTCGCGAATAGGCCTATTCTCATATGGATGCCACCTCGTCCTGATGACCGCATCCAGAAGTTCTTCATCGTGTTCCACGTAAATATTCTTCGCGTGCCGTACCGTGCCACTGCGATAGGGCATATGAACGAGGACACTTGCTCGATGTCTTTGTAGTCTGTTGACACCGAGATACCGTTGCACCTTTGGGAACTTGGCGAAGGGTGAATAGACGACGTGCTCTCGGATGAATTCAGTACGATTCTTATAAAAGCCGTTCGCAATGAATACCGGAACGTAATCAAGCCAAGTATCTCCGGGTGTGGCACTAAGTAGAATCCAGTCATTGGCTTTTGCTATTTTGAGAAATGCTTTTACCCATGCTCCACTTCCAACTAAACGCTGTTCGTCGAAGATGAAGAAGCACCCCTGCATACCTACATACTTCTCGATGTTGTTCCAACTGTCTACGGTCAGAACTCCCGCAATAGTCGCATCCTCATAACCCACAGCACATGCCGCAAACTCTCGAGTCCAGTCAAGGCTATCTCTCTTCTTAGCCGTGGTGATGACAAAGATGTTCTTAGGCTGTTCTTTTTCGAGATAGTAAGCGACTGCGACTCTGGTCTTCCCGGTACCTACGCCACCCCATAGAATTGAGCCGTTCTTTAACTTCTTTAATGCTTCGACTTGGTGATACTCCAGCTGCGGCCGAGGGCCATCTCCTAGGACCATGACATCTCCTGCAATAGATCCCTCCACCTTTCAATCCACACTTTGGGCAATCCTTTATTCCTGGCTGTTTAATGTACTTAACTCGCGGCATCTGCCGGATACCGGTTCTTCAGTTCCTTATCCACACGCTCAACCGAATCAACCATACTCATCAGATGGTTATCCGTCACAATTGCATCAGTCCAGATAGTTATCACCCAAGAATATACACCCGCTGCTGTACGACGCAATTCGATTGATCCACGGCCAGGAATAGGATCTCTATACGGTCTAACGGTATCAGTCATTTTTTTATCCATCCCAAGTTCTGTGCCGTTCGAAACAGCAGATTGCGGATTTCATAGCTATAGTCAAATCTCTCAGCATTCTGATCGATAGACCGTTCAAGATCTCCATCTTTGTGCCTTAGCGTTGCAGCCTGCCAATCACATAGCATCTCCATGAGCTGAAGCAAGTCCATCCCATGTATGCCTTCCTCAAAGTGTTCGGGATGATGATCGTTGTATATGTAGTGATGTGCAAGACCTATGCCCATTTCGGCCAGGAAAGCCTTATACTCATTACTTCCATAGGTGCTGTCATTCAATTTTGGAGTGTATTCATCAAATATGGATAGCTCAGGCTCTACAAGTTTTGACCGATCATGATTCTGAGCTCTGTACATCAGTAAAATTGCAACAGTCTGTAGATTGGCTTGAACTACAGCGATGTGAGCATAAGTATCAGGTCTTGAATCGTATTCAGTCATGATCCTCCACAGAAAAATAAAGTACATGTAACCGGCGGGAGGGAATCCGAGGCGCCTATACGGCATTATAACTCAGACTCCCTCCCTATCTCTAGCTGCGCGCACACCCTACAGAGAGTGGACTTCACCAGAGAATCTTTACTTACTCTTTTTCTTAGCCCGGCTACTCGGATTAATAGGTCCCCTCTGATCAACCTTCTTGGCAACCGTAGGCGTGTTACCAGTTGTGGCTTCCTGGGCAGCCCTACTCAAGGCATTGCGATGAATGTTCAGTCGCTGCTTCTCCGAGATCCCAGCCTTCTGAGCCTGTGCTTTCGTAGGTACTGGGTATTTACGTGCATCAGGATAGGCAAACGCCGAATCCGGAAGCTTTTTTCGTTGTTCTGGTTTGAGTGCCATACTCATCCTCCAATAGAGGCTTGAACGTAATCAACGCCGGAGAATCCCAAAGCGCCAGCGAGTCCTTGATTCAGATCCCAAACCCTTCCCCCAACATACGGTCCTCGGTCTTGTACAACTCCGTAAGCGGATCTCCCATGATAACGAAATAGGACACGGGTGCCGCACGGGAGTACTTTGTTCGCTACACCCAGGTATGCGTGAAATCCACATGCCGTATTTCCCCCATCGTAGTACCACGAGGCAAGCTGAGTCACCATTGGCGGGTGTAGACGATTCCACCAGGCAGCCTCAGCTTGTTTCCAGTAGTGCCGCATACGCGACTTACCAACTTTCGGCCGGGCACAATGAATGTAACGCCTTAACCGACGCTTTTCGATTGGCCGCACTGTCTTCGTACCATAGTATGTTGCGTTAATTGCTCGAGTAATCATCGGCCCCGTAAACGTCTTCTTGCAGTCAGAGACATGCAAAGCAGAGGCCAACATGATGCTGGCGACGAAATTAAGCAAACTTACTCCTTGTTAGGGGAATAACTGTGGCAGGCAGGTTATGAATCCTCCACTCTCGCCGGTACAATTTTTAACCCGGCACTTCGAGCACCCCTCACCCTTTACCTGGAGGTCACGGCCACAGTATTATTTCAGTGGAGTCTTCCGAAACTCGTCTTTCTCCTCATCGGAGAGCTCGTTCCAGAACTCCTGAAATTCCTTCGTCGTCAGAGGATTCTCTGGCGTCGACAGAAACTTCTTGATGTCAACAATCGAATTGACATTCTCGTCACTACCGTTGTCCTGCTGCCCCAATTTTAGCCACCTCCTAACTTTATGCAGCTCTAGCCTCCACAAGGTCAAAGTTGGCAGTGAATGCCTTGGTTGTATAGACCTTGTACCCACGTTCAGTGTACAGAATCCAATCACCGACAAACGCCTTGGTCTGGCGACTGTTCTTAGGGTTATGAACACGGACATGAATATACTGCTTTGTGGGTTCTACATCACGGCTACGGTCTACTGGAGACTCGTCTATGTTACCGATCTCACCAAAACACCATCTAGCGATATCGGAGAAGTTACTCTCAGTGACCTGAACTGCATCTACGTAGAGAGGTTTGCGTACATACTTCCGAGTGACGGAATGAGACTGCATATCAATCCTTACAGTAGTGACGATTTAGGCTTGATTTAGTTCAGCGTACTTCAACTCCAGTGGATCTTCTTCGATAGTGACATAGATGCTCTGGAGATACGCCTTGATACCGGTTTTCTGATTCACAGTCCACTCATAAGGCCGTACGATAAGATCAACATTCTTGATGTCGGCCCAGTCAAGCATTTCAACTTGACCTTCATCAAGGTTGCTACGGCCTCTGGAGGTTATGAGCACGATGCGCGGCGGGCGTCCTTTATAGCTGACAGACACCTGAAGGTAGGCTTGTGTGGATTCTTCCTCATCTTCTTCTCTGGGCTTGAGCCACTTGACGTTCCAGCCGTCCTCTGCCATTGAGCTGGCAATTGTGTCATCGAGAAGTACAGCAAAGTTACGATCGCCTTCCCTATTATACTGGCCTTCCTTTCCCGCAAAGTTTCGGAATATGATCCTGACACCTTCCATAATGACGGTATTATCTTGAGGCATCAAACCCCCCACGGCCGAATTTCACTAGAAAGAGAATGACCATGACTGGTACCTCCTCCGTCATCGAACGATACTGTTACCTTTATGTCGACTACTGTCGCAGGCATGAAGAACTCGTCTCTTCTACTTTCATCTCTTCCTGCACGAACCCATTTAATCGTATCGAACGCTAGTACTCGATCACCATTAGCTATCATTTCACAAACTCCTCAAATGATCCGAATTTTTCTATAGTTTTAACTGCATCTTTTTTGAGTTTGTCGAAATATGACATGTCGATCTTCAAGTCAGGCATCTCTTTGGCTATTTCCGCATCCATCCACCGGAAGCCTTTGGTGCCTGTAACGGCATAGTATTTGTCGTCCTTGACTCGATACAGAGTACCACCGTCCTCGAGAACAGGAACAAAGCGGCCTGTACGGCCAAGATGACGCATATTATGATAAACGAGGGCTTTACCTTTTTCAGGTTCTTCTTTATCGAGATACATACTTCCCTGCACAACCGTTTTGCCCTCGCACATATCGTCAAAAGTGATCTCTTCTCCGGAGAATAAACTCTTGAATACGTAGGGATGCTGGAACTGGGTTCCAACCGCTTTCCATTCGGTTCCCTCACGAGCAATGTAAACGGCGTCGTTCACGAGGCAGAACTTATCGTAAGTTGCCTCGCGCTCGAATTCGTAACCGTAGAAAGATCCAAATGAGATCACCTTCGCAATCACTTCCTGAGTGGCGTTTGGGATCTTCACTGAATCCGTTTTGATATGGACGACCGGGTCACCGGCATCTTGCAGATCGTGCTTCAAGTCGATCATGAAGAGCGCGCCTCGCTTGGCTACGATGTTATCCTTATTCCTAGGATCGCGGAATGGATTGTCGAATTTGGCCGACGTCAGGCCATAAACGATGTTGAGCGCGATGCGAAGAGCGAACGCCAGGTCTGATCCATGTTGTCCTATTTTTTCATCTTCGGCACCAACCAGAAACGGTGCCAGTCTACCGTCCATCATAGTCCGAGCTTGCTCATAATCTCCGCGTTTGATAGCGATGCGAGCTCGTTTTAGTTCTGAGTACTTTTCGGTATAGGGGCCGAAGAGATTGAGGATTTCAATTGAGGTGGGGTGCATTGAAGCCACATCAAGTACGGCAACGCCCTCATAAATTCCTGGCTCAGCGTAGACATAGCCTCCTTCACCAGGATCTTCCCCTCGGTAGGAGCTCTTACCAAATGCATAACTATACCCAGGGAAGTCCTCTGAGAGATCGGTGTAACGAAACAAACGCTGCGGGTTTTTATCGTTCCCGAAGATGATTCTCGCTGTATGCTTCTGTGTCGTATCATTAACAGTCAACCCACTCAGTTCAGCCAGAATTTGGCGAGCTGTGAAATCGCCCTTACGATCATTGAATACCGCCTCAGTGGCTTTGACATCATTGACACAATACTCGACGACTCTTGGCCAATCTGCTTCATCTACCGGATCCTCCCACGGTAGATCAAGTTCCATATGATGGATGCCAAGATCGATTTCGAATTTCTTCAAGCCCTGCTTAATGGTGCTGAAATCCCAAATATCGGCGTATGAGATGTTATAGGCCATGGGAAACTTTGCGTTTGCCTTGTTCTCCACGATCATCTGCTGACTCAGGTTGAACAACTGCTCATTCGTGTAACTGAGCGAGGCAGCGTAGAGAATATGGTTGTCATAGTTCCTGTTGTAGAATCCAACCAACTTCAACTTGAATAATGAAGCTATCTCAGATGCTGTTGGATTGATCATTCTCACAACATTGGGATCGTCCTTGAACTTCCAGCAGACAACAAATAAGTTCTTGTAGACCTCGACATCGAAGAAAACAAGACGATCATCACTTATCTCTACTTCTACGTCAGAGTCGATCTCGCCCTCTGACTTGAATTTCATTGTCTGAACGGTTTTAATGCATATAGCGGCCTGATGGGTCGAGTTGTTTGCAAAAGCCAAAACCCTAGACCGCATATCTGAGACGTCGTAAGACATCCCGGATTCGTAAGCTTCCTCGAGAATATGTGCTATGAAGTCAATCGATGGCTTCGTGCCTGGATGGATCTTCTTCTTGAGATTCCGCTCAATGA